TCAGCATTTGCTCCGGTCACTAATGTGCTGACCAGAATGCAAAAGATGTTTCGCATAGCATGAGCTGCGATCCAAATGCATGTCCCAAAGCAAATGCAAAACAAGGCATGGTAACTTTGGTTAATGGCAATCAGGTTTGCACATACTGCCCAAGATGGATGATTGAATGTGAAGCATCATTCATTCTCACATTCCCATTACAGGCACGAAGAGCAATGCTTGAGGACAGAGAAAAGATCCGCGGTAAAGATTCAGTGGATCAATTGAGAAACGTGATGCGTGAAATACACGAGAAACGGAGAAAAGCATATGACTCGGATCATTAGCATTATTGCGGTATGTCTTTGGCTATCATCATGCGCTGAAGTTTTTTTGGCCAACAAAAAATTTATAGACAAAGATGGAAATCAAATTGCATTGACTGATGCATTTCCAAATGTATTTGATGAAAGTAATGAAATAGTTACCTCGCCATGTTTTAAATTACCGAAAGCCTATTACTATAAAAAAGATGAATACATAGTAAACGGCTGCTGGTATTACGCGGATGAAAAAATTGTTTTCATCTCATTCGACAACACTGCAAAAATATTTACACCACAATGGATATCTCAAAATACAGCGAAAAACTAATTTATGTTTACATGTTATGCGTTGCAATAGGTAGCATGTACATGGTGTCGTTAATACAAAACGATAACCCAAACATGTTGCGATGTGACATCGCAGAAATTTCACCAGACTTTACAACAGAGCAGCGGCAAATATGCCGAGAAAAACGGAGAGTAAAAATTGAACGCGAAAAAAGCCAAGGGACTACGCAAGCTGATAAAACATGCACACAAGAATCTGAACGAACATGCGTTTAAAGAAATGGGAATAGGATTGAGTGCAGCACAATTAACCGTGGCAGGTGATACGCAACGGGGACAATACCTAGCAATGAAGCGATGGATAAAAGGGGAATACAAAAAATGACTGACAAACAACCCGAAGCCCTGCGGCTGGCTGACCTGCTGGAAAACGAAAAGCACGTTACTGATCTTGCGTTATTCAAAGCTGCCGCCGAACTACGCCGCTTGCATCAGGTGAATGCTGAGTTGGTGGAGGCGTTACGGCTAATGAATATCGAGTGCCAGCACTTGCATCACGCGAAGAAGGATCAGCATGGGTATGACGTTGCTTGTCCGGTTGTTGAGCGTATCAAAACGTCAATCGCCAAAGTTACAGGAGAACAACAATGACACCAAAAGAAATTAACGATCTAAAGAAACTGCACAACCAATACCAAGAAGAAGGCCAAAAAGTCTACGCCTTAGTGATGGATTTGCATGAGAAATGTATGAACTTGCAAAAAGAGATTCAAGAGGCCGAGGGTGATGACTATGATCCAATCCCGCTGATCTTTGGCGCAGGGTTTTGGATTGACCCTGATCTGTGAGGCAAGCCATGACTATGCACACTTACCCATTAAACGATTTGCGCGAACACGAGACGGATAAAGGCGCATTTTGCTGGTGCAGACCGGAGTACGACGAGGAGTACGACTTATACATACATCGCAGCTTAGATGGGCGCGAAGAATATGAAGAAGGGAGAAAGCCTACATGACCATCACACTAACCCGCGAGGAAGCGCAGCAGGTGCTGGATGCGTTGGAGTGCATGAACGAAGGTGCATTCAATGCAGAAATCAAACTACTCCGCGCCCGACTTAGCGCACCTGAACCGGAGCCGGTGGCGTGGATGCACAGCCTGACTGGTGGAGGTTGGCAGGTTGTACCGGAAAAGCTATACCCCACAGACCAACCACTCTACACCGCCCCACCACAGCGCGAACGAGTGCAGTTTCCGACGATGCTACGCAAGATGTGGAGTGGCAGTGAAGTGCAAGCGTGGCTGGATGAGAACCTGAATAAGGAGAAGAATCATGGATAGACAGTGCCTTAGCTGCGGAGGGTTTTGCAAAAAGTCCGGATGCGAACGTGAGAATATTGCACCAACAAAACGTGAATGGCAGGGGCTGACGGATGATGAGAGAACTTATTTGGCATGGGAGTCAAATAACGGGCCGCATTGTGTTGCGATGACCGAAGCCAAGCTGCGGGAAAAGAACAGTTGACCCGGCAATCGCTATGGCGAAAGCGCCAAAGCCAGCCTCAAAAAGTTGTTGCCTTCAGCGCAACAGAAGAAGATAATGCCGCCCATCAACCACCACGAAAGGAGGACGCCATGTACGGTAAAGGTAAAAAGCCGCCCAAGCCTCCGAAAAAGTGAAGCCCAAAGGCAAAACTATGATGGTTCCCCTCAACGAGCTAGGGCGTCGTATTGGTCATCTGCACCACAACGCAAAGTTCACGGACGAAACAATCGATAAAATCCGGGACATGCGCGAAGACATGGCCATGACATACCAGCAAATAGCAGATATCGTGGGCATTTCAAAACATGTCATCGCCAAAATCTGCCGGTACGAACGCCGAGCTCAAACCCCTCATCGATGGATAAAGGTTATTAAAAATGAAAAAGGAGACTGAGCCTAAAAAGGTCGGACGGCCACCTGAGCCAGTCCCGAAAGACAAAGCCGATGAGATCTGCGAATGGATTACAACCGGCAAAACCTTGCGCGAATGGTGCCGAAACAATGACATTCACTATTCGACCGTTTATCTTTGGATGGGGAAAGACAAGGAGTTTGCTCAACGCTTCGCGGAGGCGCGTGATATTGGCGCTGACTGCATTGCCGATGATGCGCTTGAGATCATTGACACGCCGCCTGCAATGACCGGCGGAGACAATCCAAAGTTTGACAATGCTCATGTCGCATGGCTGCGCAACCGGGCTGAGTACAGGCTGAAGCTGCTGGCCAAATGGAACCCGAAAAAGTATGGCGACCGCATGGTGACCGAGCACACAGGCTCGGAAGGCGGACCGATTCAGATCAGCGACAACGAGCGCGCGGCCAAGGTTAAAGCCCTGATCGCCGCGGCAAGCCAGCGCAAGACCAAATGACGGTCGATGAATTCGATCCTGAAATTCTGCAGTACCTTACGCCCGAAGAACTGGCGGAGCTCGATGCTCTGCTGGCTGCGGACAAAACCATTTGGCGACCATTACCCGGACCACAATCCATGGCTTACTATTCCGAGGCCGATATCATTGGCTACGGTGGTGCAGCCGGTGGAGGAAAGACAGATCTGGCCTGCGGTAAATCCCTCACAAAGCACCGCAAGATCGGCATCTTCCGATTAAACGGCACCGAGCTTACCGGCGTCATTGACCGATTCACAGACCTGATCGGCTCACGCAATGGCTACAACGGCCAGAACAACATCTGGCGCACAAAGCGTGGCGATGGCGTCGACATTCAAATCGAGTTCGGATCTTTCCCGAATCTAGGCGACGAAAAGAAATACCAAGGTCGGCCACATGACCTGCTGGTGTTCGACGAAGCGGCCAACATGCGCGAGATTCAGGTGCGCTTCCTGATGGGCTGGCTGCGTACCACGGACATCAATCAGCGATGCCAAGCCCTGTTGACGTTCAACCCGCCAACGACCGCTGAGGGCCGCTGGATCATTGCGTACTTTGCCCCATGGCTGGACAAGAAGCACCCGAACCCGGCAGAGCCCGGCGAGCTCCGATGGTTTGCGACCGTTGATGGCAAGGATCTCGAGGTCCAATCCGGCGAAGAGTTTCAGCATAACGGCGAGACAATCAAACCGATGTCGCGGACCTTCATTCCGTCTCGGATCAGCGACAACCCTTACCTGATGGGGACTGGATACATGGCCACACTGCAGGCAATGCCCGAGCCATTGCGCTCACAGATGCTCAATGGCGACTTCAGCGCCGGCATGGAAGATGACCCGTGGCAGGTTATCCCGACCGAATGGGTCGAGATGGCGCAGGCCCGGTGGGTAAAGCCGCTCAAGCTTGCGCCAATGGACAGCATGGGCGTCGACGTTGCCCGAGGTGGCAAAGACCAGACCATCATCGCCAGACGCCATGGCATGTGGTTTGACGAGCCCTTGGCCTATGCTGGCAGCGCCACGCCTGATGGGCCCACTGTGGCCGGGCTGGTGATCAGCGCGCTACGGGACCGGGCACCGATACACATCGATGTTATCGGCGTCGGATCGAGCCCCTATGACTTCCTAAACGAATCCAACCAGCAGGTGCTCGGCGTCAATGTGGCCGAGTCTGCGCTTGGGCTCGACAAGTCTGGCCGGCTGCGGTTTAAGAACCAGCGGTCCGAGCTGTGGTGGCGCATGCGTGAAGCACTCGACCCGGCAAACAATACAGGCATAGCGTTGCCGCCTGATCCACGGCTATTCTCGGACCTGTGCGCGCCAACATGGAAACTGGTGGGCCAGACTATTTCTGTGGCCAGCCGTGAAGAGATCTACGAGCGCATTGGCCGCTCTCCTGACTATGCATCTGCGTATTGCTTGGCGCTGATGGACACGCCGAAGCGGTCAATCGCCATGGAATATGCACGGCGCAACAGCAAAGAGGAGTACGACCCTTATGCAAAACTTTAAGCTACTGGCTCAAGGCATCAACATCGAACCGTTAATGCAGGCGCTCGATGCCCGGCCTGACATGTGGGATCAAATCACCATCCGGCAGAACTTCCCCGGCACTGCTCACGCTGATACGCAATGCATCTACGTTCGTGGCCCAGAAGCATTCACTTACGAAAAGTATATGATGGACCTTGGCAGCTACGATTACCCGGCGGCGCATGTGTTGCGTGATGAGCTGGTGCCGCTCATGAAGCCGATTATTGAAGACATTCTGCAGGCGACTGAGGTTGGCCGGGTGCTAATCGTAAAGATGAAACCCGGTGGCATGCTTGTGCCCCATGTCGATGAAGGCCAATACGCTGACCATTTTTCCCGGTTTCACCTATGCCTGACAGGTGGGGTCGGCAGTACGTTGACTGCAGGCGATGAATCACAGCACTTTGCGCCGGGTGAGTTGTGGTGGTTTGATCACAAGGCGCAGCACACAGCAAAAAACGATGAGCCTACCGACCGTATTCACGTAATCATTGACGCGGTCACACCATTGTTTCCAATGCCACGGTGCCCGTATGAAAACGACAAGCCCATAATGTCTCGGGAAAGTGGGGCACGAACGACCGAAATCAGGCGGTCTGATGTGTCTGAAATGCAGGAATTAGCATCAGATCTGTTTTCTGATCACTGGGATGAGGTAGCAAGAAACAAGCATGTGATGGTGTTGAAACCTGACTGGGCCGCATACAGTCTACTTGAGTCGCAACACAAACTGCTTGTGCTTGCTGCATTTATTGATGGCAAGCTGGTTGGATATAGTGCCAACATAATCAACAGGCATTTGCATTATTTTGACTTGGTCATCTGCAACAACGACATTTTGTTTGTTCACAAAAATCATAGGTCATCACCAGTTGGCCTGCGATTGATACGTGAAACAGAAAAAATGGCAAAACAGTCAGGTGCTCAAATGATGTTGTGGCATGCAAAACAGCAAACTGCTTTGGACAAAATTATGCCGAAGCTGAAGTATCAAGTTCAAGACATTATTTATTCGAAGGAGATCTGATTATGGGAGTTACCGCAGCTATTGCCGCAGTCACATCAACTGCATACAGTATTTATTCTGGTGAACAGCAACAAAAGCAGCAAGAAAAAAGTTTGCAAATGCAAGAGCAAGCAAACCAAAAAGCAGAACAAGCAGCTAAACAACAGGAATCACAATCTCAGCAAAGCATAAATAAGGCTAATCAAAAACAAGCCGACACCAGCGCAATACTTGCGGCGGCACAAGAATCTGCTGGGCAAAATCAAACGCTGTTGACCGGCTCAATGGGTATTGATCCTAATCAATTGGCACTCGGCAGAAACACTCTCCTCGGCGCATAAACATGAGTCAATATCCCAGCGATGCACAATCAAATCCTAAGTCAGTGACTCGGGATAAGCTGTTTACCCGCTGGGGGCAGCTCAAGTCTGAGCGCGCAACTTGGTGGGCGCACTGGCAAGAGATTACAACCTACCTGCTGCCACGCAATGGCCGGTACTTTATACAAGACCGGGACCGTGGCCAGCGCAGGCACAACAACATCTACGACAACACCGGCACACGAGCGCTTCGAATCCTTGGCGCAGGCATGATGGCTGGCGCTACAAGCCCGGCAAGACCATGGTTCAGACTGGCAACGGCTGACCCTGATCTTAATTCGTATCACCCGGTGAAGCTGTGGCTGGAAGATGTGACAACGCGCATGCAAGTAGTGTTTCAGAAGTCGAACACTTACCGCACATTGCACCAGATGTATGAAGAGCTGGGCGCATTTGGCACTACGTCATCGATCCTGCTGTCAGATCCTCGCACAGTCATTCATCATTACCCGTCGACCGTCGGCGAGTTTTGCATTGCTACTGACTACCGCGGCACAGTCGACACGATCTATCGCGAGTTTGAAAAGACAGTCGCAGAGCTGGTCAAGGAGTTTGGCTACAAGAACTGTTCGACCACTGTTCAGAACATGTATGACCGCGGCACACTGGATGCATGGGTGCCAATCATTCATGCCATTGAGCCACGCACTGATCGCGACATCATGATGCGCGACAACAAAAACATGCCGTTCAAATCTGTGTACTTTGAGGTCGGCGGCAACGAAGATCAGTATCTGCGCGAGTCTGGATTCAAAGAGTTTCCAGCACTGGCACCACGGTGGTCGACAATTGGTGGCGACATCTACGGCAATGGCCCCGGCATGGAAGCTTTGGGCGACATCAAGCAGCTACAGCACGAGCAGCTACGCAAAGCACAAGCGATTGACTACCAGACCAAGCCGCCATTGCAGGTACCGACATCGATGAAGAACCGCGATGTGGACTCACTGCCGGGTGGTATCAGCTATGTCGATGCCAATAGCCCACAAGGCGGCATCAAGACAGCATTCGAAGTGAACCTGAACCTGCAGCATTTGCTGATGGACATTCAGGATTGCCGCGAGCGCATTCGTGGCGCGTTCTATGCTGACCTGTTCATGATGCTGGCCAATGCAACTGACACCCGCATGACAGCAACTGAGGTGGCCGAGCGCCATGAAGAGAAGCTGCTGATGCTTGGGCCGGTGCTCGAGCGCTTGCACAACGAACTGCTGGACCCGCTGGTCGACAAAACATTCCAGCGCATGGTCGAGTTCAACATGCTGCCTCCGCCGCCACAGGAACTGCAGGGCATGGAGTTGTCGGTCGAGTTTGTATCGATGCTGGCACAGGCGCAGCGCGCTGTTGGCACCAATAGCGTTGACCGTTTGGTCGGCAACCTTGGTGCTGTTGCGCAGTTCAAGCCTGATGTGCTGGACAAGTTCGATGCTGATCAATGGGTAGACAGCTACAGCGACATGCTTGGCGTTGATCCTAAGCTGATTATTGCAAATGAAAACGTGGCACTGATTCGTCAGGCTCGTGATCAGGCAATGGCCGCAAAAGAGCAAGCAGCAATGATGCAGCAGCAGGCAGTCACGGCTAAGGATCTGGCATCTGCCCAGACCGGCCAATCAGAAAACGCGCTGACCGATGTGATGAACATGTTCAGCGGTTACAACTCACCATCAGCTACCGAGGTCTAATATGGCAATGATCAGCATGAAGCAAGAAGCCGAGCGCGAAGAGATGCCCGGCGAAATTGAGTA